CCCGTGAGGATTTCTACAACTACTGGATCTAGTGACGTAGTGTTGTGGCGACTACGGTTAAACCCTACGCTTTCTGGCGTTACTTGGAGCGCAGCCAGCAATGGTAGGGGCAATGTAGAAGTGACGACAAGCGGCACTGCTACGGGGGGCACTGTGATTGATTCTGGTTTTGTCAGTCAGGGCAGTGCTAATAACTATGCAGTGGCAGAAGCCATTCGCTTAGCGCTGGGGCAAAATGCCTCTGGCGTTAGCGACACGTTGATTCTTACCGTGGACACTGACGTGAACGCTAAAGCTTTAGGCATGATTGGCTGGGTGGAAGTGGTTTGATCAGCTAAGCTAAGAACTCTTGTCTTTCCTTCCATGGACGGCTTTAAAGACCAGTGGTACAAGCAACAAGTGGATCACATCTCTGAGGCTCTTCAAGAGCTGCTTACGGACGACGATCCTGCCGTTGCCATCAAGGGACTAAGCGAAGCTATTAGCGAGTGGGAAACCTACCACGAGAAGGAACTGGCTAAATGGAAGCGCCTTAGGGCGCTTCTGAGCTGGGAAGCTGGTACGTAATTCGCAGTTCTCCTCCTAGCGCCTTTACAGCCTCGCTAGCATCCGCTGGCGGGGCTGTTTCAATGAGGACAGACGGAACGATGGCATCAGGAAGAGGCGTCACCTTTGCTTCGGGGTAGAGGGAGCGAGCTTTCTCCGCTAATGCATTTGCTTTTGTTTCTTTTTCTTCTTTCTCCCATTGTTTCACCAATACTGCTACCTGCCCGTCTATTTTCTCCATTACGATTTTAGTTTTCCATTCTGCCCAGTCTTGACGACAATGCGCCATGAGCAGTTTGAACCATGAATTAAAAGCAAGAGAGGGCCATCGTGAGGCGGCCCAAAGTCCTGCTTCGTAGCAAAGTGCATTAAACCAGCTTTCGCGGCTCATATTTCGTTGATCATCGCCTAAGATGAAAGGGCAGCGGAACTGCAATTCCCTGCCCACGGACACCTAAAGGAGGTAGGCATCATGTCCATGATAGAAGAATGGCGTCCCGTCGTTGGTTACGAAGGGCTTTACGAGGTGAGTAGTCTTGGTCGGGTGCGAAGTTTAGACCGATGGGTTCGAGCTAATTCTGGTCGCAGGAGGACTGGAGTTCGCTACTTTACTCCGTCTCCATCGGGGCGCAATGGTAAATACAAGCGAGTTCTTCTGCGCAACCCGGACAAGCAGCGCCCTGTTCATCACTTGGTGCTCGAGGCATTTGTTGGTCCTCGCCCAGAAAACTGCGAGGTTAGGCATTTAGATGGCGATCCCAGTAATAACAGGCTTGATAATTTAGCTTGGGGAACTAAAGCAGAAAATCAAGCCGATAAAGTCAGGCATGGTACAGTTCTTCGTGGTACGGCAAACCCAGCCAGCAAGCTTACCGAAGCTGATGTATTAGCTATACGCGCAAGCAACAAAAGGCAGGTTGATTTAGCTGAAATATACGGAGTAACTCAGCCCATTATTAGCGCAATTCGCTTGCGCAAGATATGGAAGCACCTCGATTAGCCTTCTTGAAAAACACTTATAAATAAAGCTCCTTTATCTGCTAGCGGTAATACTTTGTCGCGCAAATCAATATTACGAGCACGACAACAACCCATCGTTGGCATTAGCTTTTGATTCGGAGCCCACGCGCCTGGCCATCCAAGCGCACTAGATCCGCCATGCAGCATGATTCCTGCACGCCCATTATCCCTTTCTTGCCCCTCTAGATCAATCATGTCAAAACTGTACCAACCATAAGCCATGAGTGTGCGATCATAAGCAGGCTTGTCGCCCACCCGATCATAGTCTCGATAAATAGTGCCAACTTTATACAAACCAGGAGGACAATCACTGTTTTGAATGCGCCATTCAAAATCACTATATTGTCCACGAGCAAGACAAGGGATTTCCCACAAAAGCTTTCCTTCATAGGAAAAAGCTTTCATGGTTTCCACTGCATCGTTCACAATCAAATGCGAATCGCCAGCTTTAAAGCCAAAGTCTTGAGGACGTTTTGTGGGGCCAATCATGGTAAATTGCGTGGTTTCTGGAGTATATTCCTTCATAAGCTTTGAAAGCTTTGCAGGATATTCTGGATCAGTGGCATACGATTGCTCCTTGAGCATACGTGCCGCTGCATAACGATTTGGCGCATTGTTGACGCCTTTGAACTGACGATAGTCTTTATACCATCGCGTGATGAGATATTCAATGCAAGCAGAAAGACTTGGAAAGTCAAGGAAGCCTGCTTTAATTGTCACCCATTGACCGTCGTACCACTCTTGTGTAGTGGTCCTAGTGCCATCGCCTTTTAGGCCTAAGTAATTATGAGTGCCAGATGTATGCTTCCCGAAACCACTTTCTAGACAACATTGTGCTGCCACTAATTCTGGGAAACGCGCACCATGCCTTCGAGCAATGGTATAGCAGGTATCCCAGAATGCCCTATTGGAAGCCGTCATGGCTTCAGTCCTTCACGCGGAAAACAGTCTTCAAACCTTCGAGAAGCAGTTGCAGCACGTTATTGCTTTTCCAGGGTGAACGATCAAGAATTTGGTCGGCAGCAGCAATGATGATGCCACCAACAACGAACCATTCTGCACCAGACATGGCTAGTCCTCTAAGAGAGTTTCTTAAAGCCTAGCGTTTAATCTCAAGGCTGCGCACTCGTGTTTCAATATCGCTCATTTTGTCCGTAAGAGCACTAAGTTTTTCAGTGACACTTTCAATTTGCACTGCCACTCTTGCCTGTTGATTGCCGACAGTGATAAGCATTGCTCCCGTGGAAAGAAGCATGCCAGCCGTGATCGTGGCCACGAAATTGGCCATGCCTTCTTTGAATGAGTCCATGGAGAGTCCTGCAATTTTTATATTAGCAAAAGCGCATTATTCGCTTGTCGCCGGTTAGATTGTTTGCAGGAAAATTTAATAGCACCATGCTTAGAGCGAATGGTCCCGATGAGCTATTGTATTCCCTCATTGAACTTCGCCCCGGAGACGCAAGACGCAGATTTCGCAAGAGTATTTTTGAAGACTATCCGCTAAGAGGCCCGCTTGGACAGTGCGCTTGTGCATATTGTGGACAATGGAATGAGAAACTAACTATTGACCATATTGTGCCAAAAAGCAAAGGCGGCCCTCATTTTGCAAAATATAATTTAGTGCCAAGTTGCAAGTCCTGCAATCTTCTAAAAGGAGCGGAGCCTATCTTTGAATGGTGGCGTCCGCAAAAATTCTGGAACGAAAAACGAGAGCAGCTTTTGCTGGCGTGGGTGCATCACAATAGCTTCGTCAGCGCCCACACTTCATTGCAGGATATTGAAGCTTTTGCGGAGAAGCGTGATTATTACATTCCACCGTCAAAAGAAGAAGCCCCCATTTCTGGGGGCTTTTGTTATACGGAATGGCAAGCAGCTTAGGCTTTATCTACTGGCGCGAATAAATCATAACGCGCGCCTGGCATTGGACAGAAGCCATCCTTGCAGCCATTATCAACATTGTTCTCGATGGCGGCAAGAGCTTCGCTTTCTTGATCTGTTTCTAGAGCAAAGATGAGCTGTCCAAGGTACCACTTTGCCTTTTCAAGATCTTCAAGACCATTCTTCTTTTCGTAGCGCCAAACGTATTTCAGAATATTGCCTTTAAGGAAACCACGAAACGCTTCTGGCGTCATGCTTGCTTCCATCGCTTCAATGGCCTCTAAGCCGCCACTGGCGTAGTGAATGGGACGTTCCACGGGATGAAAAGCTTCAGGGGATTGCTCAAAAGGCATTGCCATTTTCCTCGAATGTTTGAAACACTTCTTTAAAGAGAGGGCGAGCGAGAGTGCTCAAGGCTTGAGCGTAGCATTGAATTTCGCCTTGGGCATCGGGCTTGTCGCGCAATGACAGAAAATGCAAGAGGGCCTGCAAGCTACAGGTCCACGTGAACGACGTATATGTGCTCATTGGCATGATGCCACGAGCCTGCTCCTTGCTCACGCCTAGCGTCAGAAGAGCCCTGTAAGCCTGCTTAGCCTGCTCTAGTGCCTTGGCGTATTCGATCATCGCCATTTGGTTCATAGAGGGCTCTAGAGGGCCGGCAGAGGCCTGCTTGTTGCTGGCGCTCTGCTGCCTGAACTCACGAGGCATGTAGTACGTCTCGTCATCCGCTTCGCAATAACGAAAGCTCTTTTCGTTCCAACCAAGCTGATCATTGGCAAACGTGCCACCAATGACATGTTTCCACCATTGACGAGCAATAAATAACGGAGCTTTCACTTGCCATTTAGTAACAACTCCCCTAAAGGGACTGGTGTGCTGATGCTTCACCAAATAGTTAAGAAGCTTTTGATCTTGATCAGTCCACTGAAAAGAGGCTTGATCGAAACTTTGCCGCGCATCACAAACGATGTCAAGCGAAGTTCCCATCCAATCAATGAGCCTGACAAAGCTAATACCGTCACGGAGGGGATCAATGATTTGAAGAGGAGAGGAAGTCATGAACCAGTAGGAAAGGGCGGAGCCTCTGGAAGCCAATAATAAGTGCCACCTTCGTTTCAGCGTGCCAAACGATGCGGGCTTTTGTTTGTCTTCCGTCTTTCACGATGGCAGCGATGGTGCCCAAGAGGCTCGTGGGCATCCAGCCAGCAGCCGTACATTGTACGTACACGACGGTTTGCCCAACTTCCCAAGTGTGGGACACTGGCGTTTTCGGGAGGGCTCTGAAGGAAGCCGTACCAAGCTTTTCGGCTTTCCTTCCATCGTCCACTGCGTAAACAAACTGCCTGCCA